TTTACTCAAGGAGACATTGATGTTGCCGGTGGGTACGTTAGGAATTATCTACCCTATTTTCCACAACCAGAGATAAGAATGATGCTCATGGGCTTTGCTGCTCGTGAAGCATTACACATTGCTGCTTACTCTCACTTGATTGAAACTCTTGGTCTACCTGAAACAACTTACAATGATTTCATGGAATACAAAGAGATGGTCGAGAAGCATGAGTATGTGATGAACATTTCTGACAAGAATACAACTAAAGAGAATACTGCAACTCATATCGCCGTGTTCAGTGCTTTTACTGAAGGGATGCAGTTGTTCTCCTCTTTCATTATGTTATTGAATTTCCCAAGACATGGCAAGATGAAAGGCATGGGACAAATCGTCACATGGTCAATCGTAGATGAAACTCAGCACGCTGAGAACATGATTAAATTATTCCGAACTTACATTGAAGAAAACAAGGAGATTTGGAATGACGAGTTAAAAGGACGTATCTACACCATTGCAGAAAAGATGGTCGAGTTGGAAGATAAGTTCATTGATTTGGCTTTCCAAATGGGGCCAATGGAAGATTTGACACCAGAAGATGTGAAGAAGTATATTCGTTACATTGCTGATAGACGATTGATTTCATTAGGTCTTAAAGGTGTATTCAAAATTAAACGTAATCCATTACCATGGGTTGAAGAAATGATTAATGCACCTACTCATACTAATTTCTTTGAAAACCGTGCAACCGATTATGCTAAAGGTGCTCTATCAGGCGATTGGTCTGATGTTTGGGCTTAACATAAGGATCAAATGACTCCAATTATATACACATTGGTGATGACACACATCACCATTCTTTGTGTTACTATTTTCTTACATAGAAGCCAAACACATAGAGCAATCACAATACATCCAGTATTATACCATCCAATGAGATTTTGGCTATGGCTAACTACAGGAATGATTACAAAAGAATGGGTCGCTGTTCATCGTATGCATCATGTATATGTGGATACTAAAGAAGATCCACACAGTCCTAATATACATGGTATATGGAATATACTATTTGGTGGTGTATTGTATTATCTATCTGCTAAATCAGATAAAAAGAATATTGAATATTTTGGTGTTGGTACAATAGATGATTGGATAGAAAAAAATGTTTATACAAAATATAATCTATTAGGCATACTAATAATGCTTTTAATAGATTTAGAATTATTTGGTTTGTTAGGTTTATTAATTTGGGGTATACAGATGATTTGGATTCCATTTTGGGCTGCAGGTGTAATCAATGGCATCGGTCATTATTGGGGATATCGCAATACAGATACTAGCGATACATCAAGAAATATTTTTCCAATTGCAATATTAATTGGAGGAGAAGAACTACATAATAATCACCATCATAGACCAGCATTAGCTAAGTTGTCAGAAAAATGGTTTGAATTTGATATTGGTTGGTTTTGGATAAAAGCTTTTAGCTTCATTAAATTAATAAAAATAAAAGAGAATAAAAATGACAAATAAAGTTATATCAGGAGAGTGTCTTAACTGCGAATCAACTTATTCTGTTGAGTATGTTGAACAATTAGTATCTACGGAGCTACCAGAACATTGTCCGTTCTGTGGCGAAGTCATCGAGGAATTATCCGAAGAATATATAGAGGATGATGACCTTGATGAGAATGATGAATGGTAAACTGGCAATACAAAGATAAAGATTTTACAGAAGAACAAATTGAAGATAGTTATGGATTTGTTTATGTTATAACTAACTTAGAGACTAACCGGAAATACATTGGTAAAAAGCTATTTTGGTTCTCTAAGACCAAACAAGTTAAAGGAAAGAAGAAACGAATAAAAGTTCCTTCAGACTGGCAAACTTATTATGGAAGTAGTGACAAATTACAAAAAGATGTTATAATGTATGGACAGGATAAGTTCCATAGGGAAATATTACATCTTTGTAAATCCAAAGGTGAATGTAGTTATCTTGAAGCGAAAGAGCAATTTGCAAATAATGTTATGGAAAGTGATGAGTATTACAATGACTGGATTATGGTCAGAGTGAGAAAGTCGCACATCAAGGACTACAATGAACGTAAATCTAAGTGAATTAGCAAAACAAAATTATGATACAATTTTATTTTTGCCTGGAGAAAAAGATAATGAAATTCGAGTAGAAGGAAGTGTCTACAAAGATCCTGGACAAAAACTAGATGGTAGCGAGAGTGGTGATTGTTATCATATTATCCTGTTTAAGCTTGAAGAAGAAGGAAATCCAATACATTTGGATAAATTTGAAGCTATTCTTCTTGCTCCTTTGGAATATATTGCCAGACTTATTCCTGATGAATGGTATGGAGTTGTTTCCAAGAAAACCACAACATCACAATCTTTCATTGAATCAACCTTTGACAAGTTGAAAGAAATGTGTTAGGATGACCTTTTAATTACTGGATTATATAATGATTCTCGTTGACCTGAACCAAGTTCTCTTAGCAGGACTCATGGCTCAAATTTCAAATCAAAAAGGCATTAAGTTAGAAGAAGACCTAATTCGCCACATGGTCTTAAACATACTTAGGATGCACCTCAGAACATTCCGTAATGAATATGGTGAGATTGTACTCTGTTGTGACAACCGTAAATACTGGCGCAAGGAATTTTTTCCATATTATAAAGCCGGCCGTAAAAAGTCTCGTGAAAAATCTGCGTTAGATTGGCATCTCATTTTTGATATGTTGGCCAAATTCAAAGCCGAATTGAAAGAAAACTTTCCCTATAAAGTGATTGATGTTGAAGGTGCTGAAGCTGATGATGTGATTGGCACTTTGGTTCCTTTGTATGCTGCACATGAAAAGATTTTGATTCTATCAAGTGACGGAGACTTTTTGCAATTGCAACGTTGGGGCAGTAATGTTAAGCAATACAATCCTGCAATGAAGAAATTTCTAAAGTCGGAAGACCCATTAGTTGAATTGAAAGAGAAAATTATTCGTGGTGATAAAGGCGATGGCATTCCAAATATCTTTTCACCAGCTGATTGCTTTGTCCGTGATTTAAGACAAAAACCTATCACTAAAGGTTTGATGGATAAATTGTTGAACGAACAAAGTGAAAAGTGGGAAGATGAAATTGCTAAAACTGGCTTTTCTAGGAATCAAACACTAATTGACCTAAGTCTAATACCAAATGAGATAAAGACCAAAATCATAAATACGTATGAAGAAACTAAACCTGCATCAAAACAAAAGATGTTGACTTACTTCATGGAACATAAACTGAAAAATTTAATGGATGTGATTGAGGAATTTTAATGAAGAACATATATGAAGTTTTAGACGAGTTTGAAAAAGCTAAAAACAAAAAAGATAGAATGGGTGTTATTGGCCAGAATCTGTCAAGAGTATTGACTGAAGTGTTACAATTGACATTTCATCCACAATATGATTGGTACATCAAAGAACTTCCTGATTGGTATAAACCAAATGAAGTTCCACCTGGCATGGGTTATGCACAACTATCAACAGAAATCCGTAAGTTGTATATGTTTCGCAAAGGTGATCCTACAGCCGATAAATTAACAGATAAAAAACGTGCTCAATTGTTATATGAGTTTCTCCAAAATTTGGAACCAAGAGAAGCCGAAGTTGTTATGGGAATATTCAATAAAGACTTAGGCGTTAAAGGTCTAGATTATAAATTCGTCAAAGAGGCATTTCCAAATCTTTTACCATAATGATAAAAAAAGAAAAAATAGCCGTTGTTTCTGGTTGTTATGATCCTCTTACACCAAATGACTTAAATTTCCTAAAAGCTTGTAAATGTAAATCGGATTGGCTAATAGTTGGGCTACATTCTGATTATGCTGTTTTCAACAAAACTGGAACATTAGCTTTTGATTATCAAACACGCAGAAGATTAATAGATTCTATAAAATGTGTAGATGAAGTATTCCAATTTGATGATTCAGATGGAACTTCAATACAATTGTTGAAAGTAGTAAAGGCTTGTTATCCTATGTCACAAATATTTTATGTGTCTGAAGATAATATGGAAAATTCACCTGAAACCACAGTCAGGGGTGTAACATTTGTAACGTTGAGGCAGGAGTAAAGAAGTGTCAAAATTTGTAGCTAAATTTCGCAAAGAAAAAGACTACAACGATGAGTATGCATTTAAGAAAAATGTATATGAACGTAGAAAGCAAGAAAAACGTAGAGATACAGATAAGCAAAATCGGTATGAGGATGCTTATGATGTTGATTGGTCCTACGGCAATAAAAAACATCGGAAATAATGTTGTTTTTTTGCAACAACGCTTGACAAATAGACGGAACTGAGTATAATGGTACTCCTGTGTGTGGAGTTTCATTATGCTTATTCATTTCAAAGTTCCAAAGTCTAAAAAACGTAAAGTCCCTAAACAACAACAAGCGGACTATGACGCATGGCTCAAATCCATTGAAGCCATGAAACCAAAGTCACTGAGTAAATTTACTCAAAGTCCAAAAACCAGAAGTCCTGTAGTTACAGGTGTTTATGTGCGGGAAACACAAAAAATCAAATCATTAAATACCGGTTTAGGCGTAGCTACAAAAGCACCAGCTAAAGTATACACCGGAGATAAGATGATGGGTATTGCCACAATGCATAAATCAAATGCCGTGCCGGTTTTTACAGACGAACAAGCAAAAGACATATCTAGCATGAGAAGATAAAATGAAGAATATCAAAACCAACAAATTTGTGATAGAGTTAAAACGCCCGGTTTGCCGGACTCCTATCAAACCTGTCCAAATTCATAAAAAAGCGACAAAATACAGTCGTAGAACAAAAAAACACGACATCCAAATGGAAATTAATCATGGACTCTAAAAAAGACGACAAATTTCCTAAAATTGATGAAAAAGTATTACATGATTTGAATGAAGTGATGACAAAATGGGCGGTAATGTCACAATTTGAACAGGATTTAGAAAATTATGAACAGCTCAAGCAACAAAATCAATGAAAAGGTTTGGGAAACAACAATTGAAAATGCGAAAGACGGATCCGGCGATGGAATTTTAACTTTGCCGCCAGAATTATGTGAAATGCAAGGTTGGAAAGAAGGAACCGTGTTAGAAATTGAAAATATAGATGGTTGTTTATATATTTCCGAAATAAAAGACTTGACAAAGTTAGAAAAATAGAGTATAATAGATACTTATTCATTAGGAATTGCAATGGAATTAATACAATCTAAGTCACTTCTTGCCAAATTGATGGCCACAGAGAATTTACACATCGAGCAACGCCAAGTTGCTACTGCTTCCTTTGATGTGGAAAACAGAATTCTCACAATCCCTATCCTAGAAAAAGAATTGTCTAGTCACACCTACGATTTGTTCGTTGGCCATGAAGTCGGACATGCTTTATACACACCACTTGAAGGTCTTAAAAAGGCTTTTGAGATGAAATTGTCAATGTCTGTGATGAATGTGCTTGAAGATTCACGGATTGAGCGTAAAATTAAGTTAAAATATCCTGGAATTCGTCAGTCCTTCATCAAAGCATATAAAGAATTGATGGAAAGAGACTTTTTTGGCACAATTAACAAAGATGTCAACAAGCTAAACTTCATTGACCGTGTAAATTTGTATTGCAAGGGTGGTGTGGAAACTGGAATCACGTTTACTGATGAAGAAAAATCGATCCTAAATGAGATTGAATCAACTTCCACTTATGAAGATGTGATTGAAGTGTATAAAAAAGTCAAGGATTACATGAATTCCTTGAATGAAGAAGCGCCTATCCGTCCTAAAGATGGTCATTTTGAGTATACAGATGATGATTCTTTTGATGAAGACTCGGAAGAAGTCTCATTTGAACAAGAAGACGGTCAAGAGCAAGAAGGCCAAAGAACAAAATCAGTTGAAGAAGATGATGGTGAAGATTCCGAATCAGAAGGTAAAGGTGAAAATTCAGGCACCGACATGAAAGAAGAAGGATCTGAAGAAGATGGTTCTCAAGTTGGTACTGGTCGAGAGGGTTCAGATTCAACAAAATCATTAAAAGAACCTATTTCTTATACCGATGAAAATTTCCGTAGAAATGAACACAAGTTATTCTCTAATGATGGTCGTAAATACTATTATGGAAATGTTCCAAAGTTAAATTTGGATAGTATTATTGTTGACCATAAAGTATTATGGCCAAGGCACCGTAAAGATATTCAACAAAGGCGTATGGAATATAATATGCCAGAATTCACTGGCACTGATGTTGCAGGTTTCAAAAAACTCCGTGAAGATTCTAAAAAAGTTGTTTCTTATTTGGTCAAAGAATTTGAGCTAAAAAAGAATGCTGAGCAAATGAAACGTGCTTCAATCTCCAAAACTGGTGAATTGAACATGTCCAAAATTTACTCATATAAATTTAGTGAAGATATCTTTAAGAAGATGACTGTTGTACCTAATGGTAAATCTCATGGCTTGGTCATGTTCATTGACTGGTCTGGTTCTATGTCCAATAATATTGGCAATACTATTAAACAATTGCTTAATCTTGTGATGTTCTGCAAGAAGGTTAATATTCCTTATGAGGTGTATGCCTTTACAAGTTCGTATGATGATTACGAGCACCGTATCATTCCTAAAAAAGATGATATGTATATGGGTCATTTTCACCTTATGAATTTGTTATCAAGCAGAATGTCGGCTTCAGAATATTCTTATGCCGCTTCCGTTTTGGTTGGTTATGATAGTAGATTTGTTTACAAACCAGATTGGTTTGGTCTTTCTGGTACTCCTTTGAATCAGGCTATTATTGCTGCAATGGAAATCATTCCAAAGTTCCAAAAAGATAATCGATTACAAATTGTCAACACCGTATTCTTGACTGATGGTGATGGTGAAAAAACAATGAATATCTATGATGCTACTGGTCGTTCCGTTTATATTGATAATCGTAAAGGTTCAAGTGTTGTTATACGTGACCCTATTTCAAAACATGAAGAAGTTGTTGATTACAACTGCTGGGCTCGTGAGTTGACTTCAGCTTATATTAAATTATTGAAGGCTAGAACAAATTGTAACATCGTTGGTTTTTATATCTTAGGTTCTAGAGAATTTGGTAGTCAAATGAGTCATTTCTTGGCTATGGACAACAAAGAAGTCAGAAGTTGGAAAAGAGACAATGAAATTTCATTACAGGTCGATAAAATGAAAATAACTTTCCGTAAAAACAAATACCAAATTGTTACAAATGGTGGCTTTGATGAATACTATTTGTTACGTGCTGAAGGTATGGACACAGATGAAGATACGGAATTTGAAGTAAAGGAAAATGCTACAACTAGAGGTTTCATTAGTGCCTTCAGTAAGTATCACAATAACCGTAAAACAAATCGTGTCGTGCTAGGCCGATTTATTGAAATGATTGCATAAGGAGTTTATATGCTTGAAGAAGTCGTAACGTACCAACACTATTCACGTAAAAGTGTGGTCACCAAAAATCCAATGGGTGTTTATACCGTCAGTTATTTTTTAGATGACCGACTATCACACTCTACTTCATCCTATAATAAGGAAGAAGCCACTAGACTGGCAGAAGGATTTGTATACATTGGTACTAAGCCAACTCTATTAAACGAAGAAGCTTAATGAAAAACGTTCTAATTACTGGTGACATGGGCTATATTGGCCAACACCTGAAGAAGATGTTGGCTGATACTCAACCTGATATCAAGGTCTATGGCTTTGATATTGCATTGAATGGAATGGATGTAAGAATACCACACAGACTACACCAATTGAGAGGTATTAATAATAAACCAATTACCTTTGATGCAATTGTCCATTTGGCCGCATTGGTCAAAGTTGGTGAATCTGTGGAAAGACCACTTGATTATTATGAAACAAACTTTACAGGAACAATGAATGTCTTACGCTATGTCTCTTGCAATAACTTTATTTTCGCTTCTACTGGTGCTGCTA